TTGACTACTCTCCATCAGTTCGGAAATTGGCACCTCCGACGCAGGTACGTCAGCGGCGGGTTCCTGTCCAGGCGCCTCCTGCTCCCCCGCCGGATTGATGTTGGAGTTAACCAACTGGTTTGCGGCCTCGTCATCGGCCTGTGGCCATCCGAACTTAGGACGCAACTCGTTAGCTGTACCGATCTCGTTACGCTTGACCGAGTCAACCAACGAAGACATCTCTTCCAGCGGAACATTCAGGAATGGATCCTCAATAGCCATGATGCGCTGTTTCTGAGTTCGCGCTGTCTTGGTGAGGAAGGTCCTGGTGATGGCATCTGTGATCGCCTTGAGAACTGGACGGACGGTCCGGTTCTGGTAGTTCAACATCTGTCGAGCATCAGCCTTACCGTTGAACACATCCTCGGTCATCCCGAGCTGATTGTACAGCTGCGTGGTGAGCCACTGGATCTGAGCCATGAGGTTGTTCTCAGAAGGACGGTTCAGCTGCGTGATGCGCTCGGCACCATCTGTATAGGCGATGCCATACTGAGAACCGGCAAGCTGCTCTTCGATCGCTTTACGACGAGCCTCAGCCTGCTGCTTCTTCAGCTCAGTCTTGACCACATAGGGAAGCTGGATAATGATGTCCAACTTTCCAGATCCAGACTGACGATCGATAGCATCCAGCAGATGGAGCTTCTGAGTCAGACGTTGAAGTGTAGAGTTCGGCGCATTCATGACACTGTAGAGAGGATTATTCACTACAGCAACGAAATCCTTCGGGAGAGTCAGCTGCTCTCGCTGTCCGGAATTGTCGTTATATACCTCGACTCGGACGTGGCGAGGGAACCACTGGAGGATCTGCCCAACCCGCATAGATCGGACATCCCAGCCCGCAGTCATGTTTGGGCTGACATTTGTGTCAACTGGAACAATGGCCACGGCGCCTTCCTCGAACAGAGTAAGGACGAGATCTTGGAAGAATCCCTGTCCAGTCTGATCGATATTGGCGCTAAGCGAAAGACAATCGTCGAGATCGCTCTGATAGTAGCTCTTAAGGTTCCCGTTATCATCGACCTTTACATGTCGAATCGGAACATTAGCTACGTCAATAGCGATCTGGTTATAGATACTTGTGACGATTGTCTGATCGCCGGCTACAGGACGGTAGTACGTACTCGGATTACCAAATGTCTGCATCCCATACTGCGGAGTGTAGTCCATTTTGTCAGCCGAGCCTTTAAACGCATTCCAAGCGTGACTTAGTCGATCACCGAATCCCATTTCACCTCCTCTATCATTCGAATGCCTCCTTGTTTAGTTTGTACGCCACGAAGGCATCCATTAGAGCGGCTACTGAGTCGATCTTCTCTTCCGAGCGCTTCTTCAGTAGCTTGCGGTTCCCATTAGTATCCTCGAGAGTGACGCAGTTACCCATGGTGAATGACATGAGCTCCTGGTCGAAGATCAAGAGGCGTTCGGCGGCAAGTTTCTTCAGCTCGCCTAATGGGACAGATTCGGTTCTAGCCCCCTGGATTACTTTCTCTACTCCGTACGGACCATTCTCTTGCTCCCAGCGAGTTACGAACTCTTTAGCATTGTAGGGATCGAACCCAAACGCTGATACGTCGTATCGCTGATCGGCAATGTGCTGATCCAGATCCTCATAGACTTCCATCATGTCTAGAACAGTACCGCTCATCACTCTGAGCGTACCTTCCTTGATGAAGTCGTCATACTTCTGACGCAAAGCGCCAGGAAGTTTCATGAGGGTGAGCTCCGAGATGTACGCCAATGTCTTTACGCCAAAGGCCTGATTTCTCAGCGGGAATAGGAATGTGAATGCGCAGAAGTCATCACCTTGTGAAAGGTCGGCTCCCATTGCGCACTGCATGTTCCAGAAAGTATTCTTCCTATGTGGAACGGTTTCCTCGTATGTGAAGAAGTAGGTGTACCCCTCCATCGGAATCCCGAATCGCTTAGCCAGAATGTCGTTCCTAGCAGCAGGTGCCTGCTCCATTCGATCAACATCCTGCTGGTATCTCTCGTATGAGATCGTAAGCCCAATGTTTGGTTGGGCTTTGACCCACATAGCCGGGTCTCCCACCTCTTCGATTTTGTCGAGTCGGTAGTACCAGATCGAGATGTGCGGAGCGGAGTACTCGCCCTTAAGGATTTTGAGCAACTCCATTTTCATGGTGTCGCCAACCGCATTTCGGATTGTTCCTTCGGAAGAAACAGCCAGAATCACATAGTCATCGAGTTTAGAGGCTCCCTGCTCAAGAGCACCGACCACATCTTCCCGGACATCTCCCGAGAGCCACTCATCTACTGTGCAAACCTTTGGGCGCAGGCCCTGGAGCTTGTCGATGGACATGGGTCGAACTTCGAGCAGGGAACCTGTAAGGAAGTTCTCGACTCCCTTTTTGGTCGCAACTAACTTCTGCCTAAACGCCCGGTTTCCCGTAGTGTTCTGAAGTGAGCCCTCTGTGAGGAACTTGTATAATGGACCTCGAGCGCGCGTAATAGCGGTTCGGAAGGGCCCCATAACCTCTTCAGCCTGCTTCATGGTAGGAGCAGTTGCGATTTGATGAGTCGTTGTAGTGTCAATCACCATGAAGTAGTTTTGGATGAGAGACATATACATCGACTTAGCGGCGCCTCGAGCAACGATCAAGTATTGCTTAACCGTGAGTCGGCGCTTAACAGTCTTAGTGACATAGTGTCCGCCAACACCGTCTTCATATGGCTCATAGACGTCTCGGTCTATGAAGTAATACCACCCGAACAGCTGCTCAGCCCAAAGCTTGAAGCTGTCGAGGAGGTGTAGATCGGCTCCATCAGATAGGGTCAGCTCATTCTCGCAGTAGGAGATGAATCCTTCGACTGCGAGGTCATCGTAGTAGTAGGTTGGATCGGCAATCAGAGAATCGATCCGGTTCATCTCACAGGAGATCTCCTCACAAACGGGAATCTCTCCACGGAGTACTGCCTCTCGGAACTGACCGTAGTATTTTGGTACTGCGGTGTTCGAAAGCATTACTTCAGAGGGCTTCCTGGATTGCGAGGACGACGCTTAGGCTTACCAGAAGGCTTGGTCTGAGAGTAAGACGTCTTCTTCCCAATTTGTTTAGAGGCAGCCTTACCGCCAACAGCTGTAGCGGTAGACTGCTCAGGCTTCTTAAAGTCGTTAGCCTGCTTATGAACCTCAGCTGCCACCACCTCGACCGCATCAGCGGCTTCCTTAGCTTTTTTTGCCGCCTTCTTCACCTTCTCCTTGACGTCCTTATGACCAGACCCCTCGAAGGCGCTGTCGAATGCAGAACGCATGACCTTGTTGGCAGCGTATGTACCAGCCTTAGTCAAAGAGGACTCGAGGATCTGTCGAGTGACCTCACGACCTCGAACCAAGTGGCGATCGGCCTTGAGCTCTCGATAGCGTTTCTCTTGCTCCAGCCGCTGAATTCGACTTTTGAGCTCGGCGTCGCTAATCTTCTTGTAGCTCTTGTTTGCGAACTGCTTTCGAGACTTAATGTCCGCTTTCTTGATCTTCTTGGATTCGATTTTGGCATCGTGAGAGCGCTTCGCAGCTGCAGCCTTAGCTCCGGCCTTCTTGATGGCCTGAGCGGTAGCCTTGCTTCCAGTAGAAACCTTCTTAGTAATCACACCCCAGCGCATACCTTTAACGCCGTGGTGTACGAGATCCTCAATTACTCGCTCTCGGTCTGATAGATCAGTCGCCATGCTGCCTCCTCGATCAGCTTCTGATAGGAAGTGACCACGAAGGAGTTGGTGGGCGGATCGAAGATCAGCCGAACCTTCATGGCGATGTAAGACTTGATGGTTGCCTCGTCGTTGATTCCGAAGAAAGCGTCCCATTCGGTATTCTTTTCAATTGGGGTCCCGCATTTTGCCCCGAGCTGGTTCAGATCCATACGGCACGTGTTGATGTGCATCAGGATCTGGTCGTCGAAGGCGTCGTAGCCCGGCATGATACCGAGAGCCTTCTTTGTATCCTCAAGAACGGTTCCCATTAGATCCTCCAGGGAGATTGATCGTTCGGACGACGCTCCACTACTTGGGTCGTCAACCGAGATCGGTCTCCGAAGTGTATCGCGTTGTGGGTATTCTTGCAAGTCGTGATGAGGAATTCCGGATCGAGAATGTCGGGATTGAAATCTTCGAGGTCTTGCGGTTGAATCGGATTCATGTGGTGTATCAGCGGCATGTATCCAATGTCAAACCCCTCGACTCCAAGATCCCGAGCTTCATCTCGAGCCAGGACAAAGTTCCGAACCTTCTTCCATTCGGTAGAAGAGTAGAACCTCTGGTTTAGATAGCGATCGAAACCGAATGTACTGGTTCCAACTTGTCCGGTCAGAGCCAGGTAGTCGAATCGCTCTTCAAATGTGGAGAATCGAATCAGCTCACTGTATGTCCGTAACACTTCCCGCTCCAGAATACGTACGGAAGGCTTCGATAGCTTCTTTGTACTTCTTCTCTGCTTCCTCGGCAGAGACGAGTGCCGTCTTCTTCGCCTCAAGTAGTGCGGTCTCGTTGCGAAGCTTCTCAACCTCAAGCATCTCTCTTGTGGAGGCCAGCTTGAGGTAGTGATTCACGGTTGTTGCTGGCGCCGTACCTTCACGAAGCTGCTTTTCAGCAAGCTCGAGAGCCAGATTGATCATCTGAGCCTCTCGTTGTTCTATGGTTCGTGCAGGTTTGACTGGTGCCGCGGCCCGTTTACCCATAGTTTGCTCCTTTACTAGAGGGGTTTGGGCCCAATTCGGGGTTAGATTCCAGAGATCCCTAAATGAGCGAGACCAGCGACAGGAAGGAGCACACAAAACCTGTCTAGGACCTCTGGAACCTAATCCCGAATTGGGTTTCCAAATATCCCTCCGGGGAAAATATGGAGGGGGCGGC